CATATCTTTTAAAAGTTCTAATTCTGAAACTGTGTCACAAAATTGTGCAACTGGATCTGCGCTTCCAAATACTTCGGAAAACGTAGAACCATTTAGCGCTTGCTCTGAAAGATTAACCATTGAAATGGTTGCTTTCAAAGTAACTTCGGCCATTTCCACCATGGAACAAGCCTTTGCTGGTCCAATATGTTTAATTAGAGATTTTGAAACATCTCTATTAAACAAATTGTAACCTACTAAACTTAGAATAAAATCTCTAAGTGAAGTAACTAAATCAGATGACATAATAACAGTCAATCTGGTTCTAATTTGTTCTAATGAACTTTTGACTCTACTAGATTCTGATCTAATGATCGTCTTCTTAATATCGTCATAAGTATTTTTAGAAAATTGTTTGATATCTTTCCACCAATCTTCTGAATCACCTTTAAAAAACTTCATCCAAAGTTTCATATATGGTGTTTTTAAAATTTGATCGTACAAGATATTAACTTGTTTAAATAAGAATTTGCTGAAATCTGTAAAATTCTGTACGAATTTTTCAGTTCCAACAACTCTTTCAGTGTAATCGATAATCGTAATTATCATATCAGTCATAGTTTCTGATCTGTAAATATCATGATAAAATCGAATAATGATATAACCTTGAGTTAATTTCTCATTGTCAATATCCTTAAACAAATCTACATAATAATTAAACATATCTGAAAAAAATTTCAAGAGGAGAAGGCTCCTCAAGTTGCACAGAAGCATAAGCCTCTGATGGGATAGAATCGTTAGATTCTGATACAATTTGTTTTTGAACGTTATTTGTATTACTGTTCTTGGTAATATTAAAATTTTGAAGATCCATATTGTTATTGCTCACATTGGCTGTCTTCTTGGAAGGTTATTCTCGTATTGCACCCCTAATATGCTCAATGGCATCTAGAAGTATTAGTCTGATTATGTGTCTTAATTGACATTCGTTGACTAAACAATTATAAGAGTACTAATCCATTATATAACTATATTCTG